TGTCACGCGCGCTTTTACCATCGGCGATTTTTGGCCCAGATCACTGTCATGGACGGCTTTTTCGGCGGCGGCTTCTGGAAATAACCCCCTATAGTACAGATTTACTACCCCTATACGGATGTGGTGCCCCTCCAGAATCGCCTGTAAGGGGCCTCTAAACCCCCTGACCATGTCGGTATACCTAAAAGGGGGCGGAGCGGCCTTGTAGGGGCGTACAGATAGCGGAGAAAGCGATCCGGGGTCGGCTATCCCCCGCAACACCACCACTACGATTTCCGAAATACCAGCCACCAGGCAGTACTTATAAGTGACGGGCATCCAGCCGCAATTCCTGGCGAAGATCACTCAGGTTAGCCTTCTATGCGTGTAGGCGCATAACCAGTAGTTCATCCCTTACACACGCACAAGCTGTATTAACTGTATTAAGAAGTGTATTTAGAGTATATATAGTATATGCTTTCAAAAGTAGGAACTCAGTGGGTACCTAGGTGTCCACTCAGGGGGTACTAAAGTGTCCACTCAGGGGGTACCCCGTAAAGTAGTACTACCTGAGGGGGTACCCCGTCAGTGGTCACTTTTATGTATTCTGTTGAACATTTAGCATGACAGTTAAGGCTTTTTGGTGGTAGAAAAAAAGCAAAAAAAAGAGGCCGCCGAAGAGGACAGCCTGACAAAAAAAGATTCAGCTTGACAAAAAAAGATTAAAAAAGTGGCCAGATGAACCAAAATCCTATTAGGGAAATTATTCCCCTGGTGGAGGTCCCGAGGGACTGCAAAGAAAACAAATTAACACAACACCCCAGAAGCCGAAGCTGGTAGAGGTGATGATCCAGGCCGCAAAGCATGCCAGGCCGAACCTCCCGATGAGGTAGCCGATAAGCTTAGCTGTCGATTGGTTGCCCATAGCAGCGCTCCAAAAAATCAATGGTTGATGTCACCTCACTGATCTTGATTTCCAGCTCAGTGATGAAGTCCTCGATGGTATTAAAATCACCTTGGGACTCGCAATGATCTAGCCAACGGGTAGCATGATCAAGAAGATGATGTAACCCAAAAAGGGTTGAGTTTTTCGGCAGGGCAAGCATTACTCCTCCTCATGACAACAGTTTTGGTTTTCGTAAAGGAAATCAGGAATGACATCAATCTGCTCATCAACTCTACGCATCAGACGTTTACTAAGACGTACAGCGATGGGCTTCAGGATTGCTTCCGTAAACATCAAGGCAAGGAATACATCCAGAAAAACTTTTGGATGGGTCATTACAGGCGGCATGTCTGTTCAAGCTTAGTTCTGATCTGATCAGCATTGTATGCGACAGAAGCAGTCCAAGCTTCATACTCAAGGCTGATCACTTGAGCATTTGCACCACGAGCACTGTAGGCTGCAGCAATGGCCGGCAAGTCCAAGTTATGAGACTTGGCCAGGTTCTTAATTGCAGTGGGGTTATAGACGCTTCCTAGGCGTTGATCACCCAGGCCACCTACCTTGCAGTCCTGAATGATGTGGATAGTTTCATGCCGCAATGTATTCAGGTTTGCTGCAGTCATCTTGGCAGAGCCTTTGTTACAAATGACCAGGGACCTGCTCGGGCTGTGATAGAAGCCAGCAAGGCCACCACCCTTGCAGTCTGCTGCATCGGTATAGAGCTTGATTCCACGGTCGGTAAGAGCCTCCGCTAGTTTGTTGTGGGCGATTGCATCTGCCTCAGTTAAGGCAAAAGCAGGAGAGGCCGCCAGTAAAGAAGCAGCGGCCAGGGCAAAAAAGGCTTTGAACATCAGGCATCAAAGAATGAGTTGTCCTTTTGGAATTCCAACAGGGCTTCTCGTGCTTCTTTAAGGGCTCGGTACTGTTCCTTGTCGAAGACTTTACCGTAACTGCTGATCACGCTTCTAAGGGCGTATGCAAGGCTCAGGGCGTGCTCTTGGTTACGGGTAGAGCGGGAAGTGGGAAGTGTCATCAGCATTCTCCTTGGAGTAGGTTGATTAGGTCGTTGTGCTTGGCGACCTGCTTGTCGTAATAAACTCGGCTCTCTTCAAGAGCCCTTACCAAGTCCTTCACAAGTAGGTCATAAGGCAGATCATCGTCCAGGTACTCGGCAACCGAATCCTGTAATCTCTCATAACGTTGCTCGGCATACGGCAACGGGTTAATTGCGGTGTAGTGCAGGTTGGAATCAGTCATGCTTTGAGCCTCTTGATTGAAAAACGTTTGCCATTCCTGTTGAATTCCACTAACCATCGGCCAACTCCATAGATAGTAATGAACAATTCAGTACCGTCATCATTGAAGCGTCCTGTATGGAACTCGAAGATGTTGAATTTGCCAGTGTTAACTAACTTCGTCATCTTCCTCCTTCAGCACATTCAATGCAGCCATATTCAATGCAATAATACCATTGATTGAACTTAATACCTTTGGTTCAAGATCAAAGAAATCAGTCAAATCACTCAGTGCCTCATTGATGCTTTCGATGTGATCAAGATAAAACTGTTCTTTATTCATTATTTAAGCTCATCTGTGCCGTTTTGCATTCGCTTGAGGTTTTTGACACTGACAGCATCGCTAGGACCGCGCTGTGGAATCAAAATCTCACCCCTAGCAGCTGCTTCTGCTTCTAGTGCCTTGCGCTCTGCACGTTCAACCGCCCAATCCTTCAGGAATAATTCCTGCAGCTCAACGCAGTTTGCGACAATACGATCAGCAAGCGTCTCTCCTGTTGGAGTGAAATCAGTCTCGTCAATTAAGGTGCTTAGATCAATAGCAATTCGCTGTAACTTAATCGCACAACGTGCTAATTGAGTTTCATTCATTTTGGTCATCGGTTTACTCCCAAGAAACGAAGAATACGTGGCAAACGATCATTTAGATCATGGATGAACTTGCCCGTTATGTAGCCGGCTGCATATGTACCGGCGACGAGCGGAGCGAGACGACGAAGGGCGAAGCCCTGGTACAACGCGCCGATTTCCTCTGGGGATAATCTGGCGAAGTCTCTGATGGCATCTCTGAGTGGTGTTAGGTTGATCATCCTAGGAGTTGCTTAAGGTGGGCGATCCGGGCTTCGTGGGCCGCTAAGGCGGACAAGAACCCGCCTTTGTACACTTTTATACCCAAAGACCGCCTCCTGATCTCATAAACCCAGAAAACGCCATGTTTCTTAACACCGGCATAGCCGGATGCGGGTTTTTTGACAAGAGCATGGCCTTCATGTGGTGGTTGCTTCATTTTTGCGCTCTTAGGACCTCCTGGATGTCGTACCGCCTGAACTCCATGTATTGTCCCACAAGAGCGAATGAGCCGTCCGGGTTTGTACCGAAGGTCTGCCGGAGGCGGTACTGATCCTCACTGAGCAGCTCAATCGTCTCCACGTAGGTGACGTTGTTGTAGTTCGTGGTAGTACGGAAGATGTCATTGCTGAGCATCTCGACCTTGGCCTCATGGGCTTTATCGCCGAAATAGTCACGACTGCGGCGCAGTGTGTCTCCTTCTAGGGCGATTTCCATCTTACCTTTGGTGTTGCCGGACCACTCGATGACAAACTCGTTGCCGCGCTCCCCTTCATAGATATCCATGAGGGTTCTGAGGTTAATGGGCTTGCCGTCGGCACTGAAGAAGTAGCGACGCTCAGAGCGCCACATACCACAGGAGCGCCTTAACCATTGAAGTGCATCAGCCATAGAAAGATTTGCAGCGTTGGAGAATGGAACGGGCGTGAGAAGGCGTTAGGAGACCCTCAGACGCTTGTGCTTCAAGTTCGATGTGCAATCGGGTGCAGATGTGCTCAGGGTGGCCTTTGGGGAAGGATTCAGGGGTGCTTTTGGCTCCCCGCGCCACGCTACTGCTACCATTGCTCCCCAGAGAAGAAAAGCCGCCAGAACCAGTACTCGGCCTGGATGTGGGTTGTGGGGGTCGCGATAAGCCATCAGTGTTTACCTCGGGGGATACGTTGCCAGATGTAGGGGAGAAAGACGAGCAGCAGGCCAAGAGCAGTGCCGCAGCCGTAGAGAAGAATAGCATGGATCATTTCTGAAGATGCTCCGGGAGTTCCTCGATTAAGATTTCGTCAAAATTGAAATCGCCACAGATTTCAGCAACCATTTCGATGGCTTCATCCCGATCGTATGCACCGACTGCATACTTTTTGAGGGTTTCCCGGTGTTTAAAGGCGTACTTCTGAAGAGTCAATGTGGTAACCAGAGGAGGAGCGACACGAATGACGCAATGATGAAGAAGGCTGCCAACCAGACCATATCCCAGGCTTCTGTGTAATAGAAGTAGGGCAGGCGTAGGAATTCGGCAATGATCTTAGTCAAAGCGGCCACTGGAAGCTCTCCATACAGGAACAGCAGATAGCTGGCAACATTGGTAACAACAGACAGCCTGCGAGCCCTGGCGGCTCCCTTGACACAAAGGCCAAGGTTTAAATGATGTTTCAAGAGTCCTCCTTGATCAACTTGCCACCAACCTTGATTGAGTGTACGCGGCGAGCGTCAAAAGAACGCCACTGGCCGAGCTTGATGTCGCGGATACGAAAGATGTTCGGATCCTTGGCGGCATGGCCAGTACCTTTGATGTCGGCGAAGTCGAGCGGGTTGAAGGTCAGCTGGCGCTCGGAGCCATCGGCCTTAGTGAAGCGGACGGAAACGAGCTTGCTGCCAGCGTTGGTGATGGTTTCGCGGATGGTCTCGTGGTTGAGCATTGGGGTTCCTCCTTTTGAACATGATCAGTGTAGCACCAAACCTTGAGGACCAGTAATGTCGTAGACGTGATCAGGGTCCTTGTGTCGCCAATCGTTACAATAGGACTTGGCTTCGTTCAGCGTCTCAAAGGACCCGAAAAGGGTCACGCCGGTTTCGTGATGGCAGTAGACGTGGTAGTCGAGGCTTTTCATCAGTAGATGGTTGGGATGAGCTGGTCTTTATGAAGGCGGAAAAACTCTTCTTGGATCTGGTCCAAGGTCCTGTTCTCCCATTTGATGCCGACACGGACTTCCTTGAGGAGTTCGCGGGCTTCGCTGGAGTCCAAGATGGCGATGCCACCCCTGGGCCAAACTACCACGTACTGATGAGCCGCCCGGCGGAAGGCATCAATATTGAAGTCATTCAGGCCTTTGATAACGTCGTTCATGAATAGATAATTTCAACGATTTTACTGAAGTCGCCGACCATTTGCATCGGCTGGAGATACCCTAACATGAGACCCTCGTCTTGACTAGGTCGCCGGGGATGGAATTCATTGTTCTCATCATAGAAGCGATCCCTGATGGCCTGATTAAGCAGCACAGAGCCGCTGGCACAGCTTACGGAGCGATGATAGGTGCCTGGCGGGATTTCCAGCGCACCAGAGCTTTCGTCGAGCAACACCAGCCAATGAGATTGATCCGGATAGACAAGCTCAAACACGCGACTGCCATAGACAACCCGATTCATGTCGGTTTGATGGCGGTGCACGTAGAACTGCGCCTCGTCGTCGATTGTGGGCGGACTAACCGCTGGGCCATGGTGTGTCACAACGTCTAGGCCATTTTGGCCAGGAATCCATGCGTCTGCGAAGTAGACCGAAGGTGTTTCGCGAAAGACGCGAGCGGCGTGAAGGACGGGTTTGGTCATGATTCCTCCTGTGTGTTGTCAGTATACAAATCACTCAAATGGTGACTCGGCTTCGTCAAGCCCTGCAATATTGCCATCAAGGATGGCCAGCAGGACACGGTTCAAGTAACGTGCTTTTTGGTGAAGAACTTCCTCTTCGGCAGTTACGAGTGTGTGCTTGGCGACGTGCAGCCGGCTTGCGGCGGTGAGAAGCTCAAATCGTGAAACGTACATGGTTAGTCCTCCTTGGTGGATGTCTCAATCATAGCCATTCGGGAGCGGGAGTCCCTTTGCGCCATACAAAACTGTCAGGTTTCGTAACAACCTTGAGGCGGATGCAGTTGCGGTAGGACTCGACGGGGTCGGCCACCTTGCACTCGTCAGGCATGGCCAGTGCAGGAGGGGTCTGCGGGCCCAGGGGCAGTTCGCCGATCAGCTTGCTGTCCAGGATGGTGCGCAGCTGGCCTTCAGCGAAATGGGTCTTGCCGTAGCGCTTGGTGTACTCGGCGCAGAGGGCGAAGCCGTGGCGAAGGAGCCACCAGGCGTTCTCACGGTTGTCACCGGCCCAGATGGTGCAGGGGTGTTTGGCATAGCCGCCCTTGTGCACGGTGCCTGCCTTGGTGATGACATTTGGCTGCAAACCCCAGCGGTTTAAGGCTGACACCAATACTTGTACACTTTCGATCGGCATCTTGCAAATATGCTTGTCCGGAAGTGACCGGGCTGCGACGGTGGGGTCGTGGTCTACAAAGAAAACGTTCATGGGTGTTCCTCTCTTGAGTACCCCTGCATCATAACAATCCAGGGTGCTCGTCGACCAGTGTGTCGTAGAACTTAACAAGAGCGCGAAGCTCGGTCAGGGTGGCGTCTCGCTTCAGGATGTTGGCGCGAACAGAAACCACCACGATGTTGTCTGGGGTGTAGCCCTTGCTGTTGTCGATGCGATCGATGGAGGGGGCTGCGTACTTTGCCGCCCTGTCCTCCACGTGCAGTCTGATCCCGAGCACAGGGCAGAATTCTGGGATAACAATGTCCTCTCTTGTCAGCGTGTTCTCCAGGCCTTTGCTCTTCGCTCTTTGCTTGGAGTTCATCAGCATTATGCCGACAGCATCCTCCTGCCAGAGGCGCTCCGTTCTCTGGCGATACCTCAGCGCGGCAGAACAGCGCTTACAGACCTCTCTGTGCCCCTCAGAGGCGTTGGTCTTGTTGATCAGTGAAAACATACGGATCGCCTTGTTTTCACCGCACTCAGAGCACACACGGAACCTGTCAGGGTTGGAGACCTTGCGCTTCTCGACCATGGCGCGGCCATTGAAAGTGTTCATACACCTGCAACAGCAGAACTTCTTCTGGCGCTTGCCGAGCGGGGCGCCGCATTCCAGGCAGGACATTTGCTTGACCTCGAGGTGTTCCCACCCAATATACCGACAGATCATGCAGATGTCGGTGAGTGCCCAATAAAAAAGGCCCTGACCGAAGTCAAGGCCTTGTTACATTGCTCAATAGTCAGACCTGGTAATGGATCCCGCGATAGGAGAGGTCCGTGGGACCTTCCTTCTCGGGGCGGTCATGCACGGCGTCGACGTAATCAACACCGCGATAGGCCTTGGCCATCAGAAACTGGGCCTGAGACAGACGGGCACGCTTTTCGATGCCCTTCTTGATCAGAGACAGGTGGTTCATGGATCGTCCTCAACAATGCTCGGACTCCCGTTCCATAATCCGAGGCGTGCTGCAGTAGCGGTTGCTACCGAACGTATGCCTCAGTCTACCGACCGTAGCGACTCGATCTCGGCATCTAGCTTGTCTAGTCGCTTCTGGTAATAACGGCGCTCTTCTTCTAGGCGCTCAATCTTGGCGTCGTTCTGGCGCTCTCTATACTTCTTGTACTCAGAGTCGCTGACGACATAAACACGAGGAGAAAGAGAATCAAATAAGTCAAACATAATGATTAGGAGTTAACTTAATCGTTATTATATTGCCAGTAAAAATCCCCAAATCCCTTGCAGGAACTGGGGTTTGCCACACCTTTTTGTTCGGTTCACCGGTCGATTAAGCTGTTAAGCCAGTCGACTTTGTTCTGACGTTCGGTGAACCGAACAGACCGTTCGTACATCATCTTGATGAACCGATCGCAAATCAGTACGGTTGCAAAACGAGCCTGGTCGTCTTCTGAAAGCTTCTTAAGTCCTTCCTCTCCAAAGAAAGAGACCAGAAACTTGACTACGAACTCGTCAGTGGCCTGCTCTAGGAACTCGGTAGACATCTCTTCGATGTTAGTCTCGAAAACGCTTTCCTTGTCGAAGTCAAAGCTCAACATAGTCCTCCTTGGTTTTTTCGGTGGTGATAACGCCTCCAAACTGAGGCAGGCAGCGTAACGCTTTGAGTGCCTGCTCCTCGTTTAATGAATAGAGAAGCGGTTTGCCCTCAGGGTCGAGGACAGACACAAGCCCTCCTCGAGTCTTCTTGAAGCTGTGTCCGACTGGGAGTTCGTTCATTTGAGTTCCAGTGCCGAATTACTCCGGCACAGATGAAGATGTTTGTGGTCATATAGGCCAACAGGATAGACAGCCGAATGGCTGCTACCGCGTCGGCCTCTCTGTTATGGGGTGAAGCCTTCTCCCCAAGGGCTTTGGCAATTACTCGCCAGAGCTTGCGTCCCATGAGCTGCCTGATTCTGACATCGAGTCTGGATGAAAGCCGTTTGCCCAGATTTCTCTGGTTTGGACGAACAGTTGGCGAGGTGTGAGGTTCCACGACTTGACGACCAGGTTGACGTGATCATGAAACTCTCCGGCCTCTCTGTAGCGCATCATGAGCGCCGCCAGGTGAATCTTGTCGTATGAGCTAGGTTTACTGACCTCGGCTAGCCTGTACAGCAGTGCTTGGTCGTTAGAGCGCTGGGCAAACATCGGGTTCATTTTAGGAACTCCACTTGATTGACATTGTTGCTAATAGCGACAGGGGGAAATCCTTCACCGAAAGGCTGTCGAGCGGACTCGCGGCCGATGAAGCACTTCTCGTCGTCAAAGAAGACGCGGACGCCTTCAGGGATAAGGTTGAGGCCACCCATCGCGTCAAGGAGGCCATTAAGGCGCTCCCTGGTGGTGCGGCTGGGGCGGCCGGCCTTATCGTAGAATCCCCCGTCAAAAATGTCGGCTTCGACAAAGTTGCCTTTTTCAAATGCCAGTTCGGCAATTGGAGTACCGTGCAACGAGAAGCGGAGAATCTGGAGATTGTCTTCCGTTATGACATTGACGCTGGTATTGCCTCGGTGGCCAGGACGGAAGAACTCGGACTGTACAAACTGCTCAAGCTTCCAGACGGCGAAAGCAGTGAGGGGACGATTGGAACGCATTAGGGGTTTCCTCCTTTGTGTGGTGTTGATTGTATCAGCTGAAGTAGCGTTCTGTCAACTCCCTCAGCCAGTCGCTGCAGGCTTCTTTGGAGCGTGCTTCGCTGTACATGTCGTACTCTAGCTCGAACATGCCCGGATCGTCAAGCTGCTCCAGGAGCGCCTGGCGAACGAAGACTAGTTCCCTTAGGACGCCGGCTCGATCGCAGACATCCTCAAGATCGAATCTGCCACAGCAGGCAATCCAGGCCTTCATGTACTCTTGGGCTCTGAGCATTTTGTCACGGGACATCATGGTCGTTCTCCTTGAGTGATTTGATTAAGGCGCAGGTCTCGTCGTAACCAGGTGGGTTGAGATCAGGCCTCCGCTTGAAGATAGCATCCCAGTCGGGCGCCGGGGTGATTTGTTTACCTTCATTCATAAGCAAACTCTGGGTAAGGGTGACCTTTTGGAACTTTGCTATACCAGGCCTTCTTAAGGCTGGTTGACATCCGTTCCTGATACAGGGTAAGCGTTTGCTCCCATTCGTGGCCCCAGTTGTCGCATCCTTTAACGGAGTACGACGGGAACCTGCAGGTGGAGATGTCGGCAACGAACCTGGGACCTATACGGTTCCAGCTGGGTTGCTTACCACGCCACTGCAGGCTGCAAGAGGGCCACGGTAACTCTTCTCGGTCGTACAGCATGCAGCATGGACCCTGCACTATATACAGGAAGCTGCCGCCAGGTGAGCGGAGCTTTTTGCCAGACGAGTAGACCGACTGCATTACTTGAAGTCCGCCAAGGAGATGATGCGGCCGTTAACGCAGGCCGTGCAGTCAACCAGGGCATCCTGGAATTCCTCGCAGTAAGCAATGACCTCCTCGATCTCGTCCAACTGCATTTCGACGAACTCACTACTGTAAGAGAATTCTGCGGCTCGTTCAGGCTTGAACTGAAAGCGAGCAACGATGGGCGGAGTTGTAGCTGGTGACATTGGCTTTTTGGCTGAGGACCCACCCAATATAAGGGGGTCTCAAGGTTCCTGTCAAGCTTTCGGCTCTTCCTTCTTGTCGGCAGGGTTCTTGTTGGAGCTGCTTTGGCCGCTAGAAGGGGTGTTGTTGCCCGCCTGGCCCGGCTGGTTAGGAGCTGTGGCCTGGAACTTCTCCGCACGCTGCAGGTCCTGGTCTAACTTGACTTCGGCCTCTTCAGCCGCCTGATCCATGCCCTCCTGGCGATCTTCTTCAAGTCGCTCCAGCTCTTGATCAATAACCATGTCAGGATCAAGCACGCCACCACGCTGCAGTTCGTCGAGAACGGTTCGCTTGGACAGCAGGCCCTGGCTGTACAGGTTGACCAGCTGAGCCATTTCAGAGGCGCCCAGGGGCTTGTTAATCAGCGAGTCGTTGATGGCAATACCCGTTTCTGGCGTGATCTGATCAACCTCGCCGGAATACCAGGCCCAGATCCGGACCAGGATGTTAAACATGCTCACCTTGTTGCGGATCAGCGCAGAGACGCTGGAAGCAACCTGGGAGGCTCTCAGGGAAGCCTCTGTAGCCGTCTTGATGTTGGCGCCATACAGGAAGTTCAAGCTGGAGCGGTCCATTAGCGCCTCTACGTGCTCGATTTCGCTCTGATGGCGCTCAAGGCTCTTGCCGGAGGGTTCGGCGAACTTGAAGTCACCTCCTTCGGCGGACAGATCCACGGCGGTGTTGGGGCCCAGGATCAACGGAGCAGGATTACCGTCGGGGCCGATGGGAGCGCCTTTACGCACAGGCACCGGCATCGCACACTTGTGCAGCAATTCGCCCAGGTCGGAGCGCAGATTAAAGTGCTGGATCGAGAGATCGGCCAGTCCAGACAGGGGAAGGTCTCCCTGGGCGAAGCGGCTAGTGCTGGCGCCATACCAGATCAAGGGAACGATGGGCAGGGAGGTGGCAATCTCGTCAATCTTCACATTAGACCAGCGTTGAGCGTCGCTCCTGACCAGGCGATACATCTCAACCTTGCCTGGTGTCAGGACGTAGTAAATTGGCTCAATCTTGCTGCCGAACTGGCCCTCGGGGTTTGGCGTAGAACGCAACTGACGCACAGTCACCTGCTCAACGGTTTCGCGGCCTCGCTCGTAGCTTACTTGCCAATTGATAACATCAGCCCTTTTGATGTTCATGAAATAGGGATGACGCCCATCATTCATCTCATCGAAGAAATTGTTTACACCATTTTCCGGCATCATGTCTACCATGACGAAGGTGCCGCCGTCGCGAAGCGCATACTCATCGCACAAGGTCAAAAAACTCTGAATGCTTGAGCCTTGCAGATCTACGTTAGATTGATGCTCTTCCAGTGTGCCCGGAACATCAATCATTTGGAATCGACTGAGAAGGCCTGCGTAAGACTTGATTGCGTCCCGGTACATGGGGGCATAGGTTGCCCTGGACAATCTGGCTAGATACGCAGTATGGGGCTCCGCCGGCTCCTGGTGGAGATACTTTGCCTTACACTCTCCGTGCCCCTCCCCATTGAGTAGCGTCCAGCAGTCGTAGGCCTGTTCGAGCTGCGGCAGCAGGCGCACAAGCTCTGGACGGTGATAGCTAACGAGGGAAGGGTCGTTGGCCGGGTGGTTGATGCCGTGTGTCATGGCTTTCTCAGCGATGATGAGCGTCGCGCTCCGAATGTTTAAAGTACCGGCGGCGTCTCGCACACCCGTCCTATTAGTTTGCCTGAGCAACAAAAAAGCCCCTTACGGGGCCTGGGTATCTCGAACTCATATTAAGGCTACCTACCCTTTGGACGTTTGGGCACCCATGTCTAGGTGATAACGACCGGTTTGAGCGTAGGTCCGATCCGGCGTAGTGTCGAGCCTGGCAAAACGAAGCTGACCAATCAACAGGCCTTTATACAGAGGAAGTGAGTGGTAACGGTTCAAGTTGGATAGCTCTAGCGTTACCTGTCCATAAAACCCAGGATCGATATATCCAGCCAGGGCATGCTCGTAACCTTCTCGACCCCTGCTGCTCTTCAGCTGAAAGATGCATTCGAGGTTTTCAGGAATTCGAATGATCTCCTCAGTGTAAGCAAGAACAAACTGACCAGGCGTCATGTTGTAGGTGCTTTTGTCGATAAACTGTTCGACCCAGCCATCTCTAGTCTCGACTTTGATGTAATCACCAAGCCTGACGTCATAGCTGGCGGGATTAACCTGTTCGGGCCTAAAGGGGGAGATCATCTCACGCCTGTTGGCTAATGCAGTGATCTGGTGGTCAACGATTGTCGGCATCGAGCTTTTTGCCCTCCTGTTGTTTGCGTAGTCTTAGGTAGCGCACCCAGGCGCCGGAGACGACATCGCAATCAATGTCGCCCTTGAAGTGATACTTTCGCTTTACCTTCTCTGAGTAGAAGATGAAGCGGGCCCTGAATTCCTCCAGGGCCTCACTTAACTCGCTCATACTTTCCCTTCCCGCTCTTCTGCTTCGGCCTTAGCGATGCAGCTTGCATTTGTGCAACCAGCCACGCTTTCGATCGACCATTCAGAGCTGTCGTACTTCTCCAGAATAGCGAGCAGATCTCGGTCGTCGGTTTCGGCAACTACCTGTCGGGGCAGGATGGCCAGGTCGTACTGCTCCTTGGAGATAGGTTCAAAGGGCAGGCGAGGGAAGGTGCCGCCGGAGACATCGAAGCGAGCCAGCAGAGCCGCGCTAATGTATCCACCATCGTTTTGAATGTCCTCGTAGATTGCCTTGGCCAGGTCTTCGATCTCATCATCACGCAGCTCGATGGTTGCGGAAGTGTTGTGATCTGTATAGAAGTTCTGGACATTCATGTAGATGCCCCACTGAGCGAGTACGGGCAGCTTGGCTAGATCGAATTGATCGACACCAGGAATGTTTGCCCAGGACACCTCGGTAGGAATTTCTACCAGAACCTCGTGCACACGGGGATCAGAGATGTCGTCCAGAAGGTTGCCCTCATCGTCGCGAGCACTCTGGGCGGGGATGACGTTGTAGCCGTATTCAATCAGAGCGGGCACCAGGGGGTCGTTGACGCCCAGGGTGATGCGGCGGATGAAGCGTTGGGCCTTGGGCGGATGCCAGCCACTGGAGGCGCCTGTGAGCAGGCTCTTGGTGCCTGCAGGCTGCACGGTGGTGATGCGGTTGGGAGTGCGGATACCGTGCTTGGAGCAATAATCCTTCACGCCACGGTGAGCGGCTTCACGGAAACGACGCAGGTAGTCTTGCTCGGCTGCGTTGTACATCTTGTCGGCACGGCCACCAGCGGGGCGACCAGCCATCATCCACTCCAGCCAGCCATAGCCGAAGGCGTGCATATAAAAGTCGAACAGTCCTGTGAAGCTGACGCCCACGATGGGATCAATTTCACGACTGTACTGGTACCGCTCGTGCACGAACTTGTGCTGGAGCAGGGCAGCTACCTGGAGGCCAGCAGCATAGAAAGCCTTGTCGAGGCCGTCGTAGTCGCTGGGGTCGATGGTGTTGAGGTGAACCTCTGCAAGGTTGCAGTGGAAGTCACGGCCAACAATCTCGCCACAGGGATTCAGGCCGTAGCGATCCATACGGTGCTCAAGCTCCCGCTCGTCCAGTTCATAGCGCCCCTGGGCCTCCTTCTTCAGTTGCGCCTTGGCTGCGTCACGGCCGGCGTTGGTGTAGGCAAAGAGGAAGCGCTTGCGGGCGGCAGGGGTGTCTAGCAGGTCCGCATTGGCGCGAGCGACTGCCTCTGGCACGTACTGAATAGCACCTTCACCCGAATGAAACTGCAGTGTTACCGCATCAAAAACCTCCTGGTAGGTCGGCTTGGTGTGGTAGCAGCGGGTGTGGTTAGCCATCCGCAGTGCTTCTTTCTTGGGGTCTACTCGCCAGTTGCCTTCCTCGTCCTGACTGTAGAGGCCGAGCTTCGCCGTTGCCGCTTCGCTGTCGTCTTGCGAGAATTGACGCATACCCGCAGAACGGCGGATGTTACCAGCAACAATGCAAGTAGCAGCTTCATCAATCAACAGGCAGGCTTCAACGGTAGTCAGCTGGCGACCCACAGCGGTGTTCAGCAGGTCTACAACCTTGCGGAACATCTGCTCCAGTTTGATGGGGTTGGCGGTTCCGCCAAAACCCTTCAGACGCTCTCCAGCAGGGCGCACCTGGCCAAGGTCCAGGGTCAGGTCCATCTCTGGACGACCGTAACAAGCAGCATTGATCACGGCCTGGTAAGCATCCATCCATCCCTTACGGCTGTCGCCGACGGAGATCATGATGCTGGTTTGGTCGGAAATTACGTGGGTGCCTGGGCTGCCAGGGGCGTCGCCGACGGGATTGACGCGGACGATGTTGAGTTTGGATTTAATGGGCGGCAGCTTGTCGATCACATCCTGCTCGAGAACAGCGCCAGTGCCAGATCCCTGCATAGCAAGATCAACCAGCAGGCCAAAAGCCTGAAGGTCTTGGATGTGGGTAGAAGTGCAGTTGTAGTAGCCAGAGAAGTTCTCGGGCTTCTTACCCCATTCGGTACCAGCGACCCAGAAGGCACGACCAGAAGGGAATGCATGCTGCGCGAGGGCCTGTTCCTGAACGATGGCCTTCTCCTCTGGAGTGAACTTGCCAATGTCGGCAAGGTCGTCCGTCGTGCGGGTCATGGCCTCCTGGAAGCTCTCTCGGGTGCCATCCTCCTTGCGGCGGGAGTAAGTGCGAAGAAAGACCGTCTCGGCGCTTGGGGCTTGAGGACGGAAGTCGGACATATCTGGTTTTGAGACGCGAGGTTAGTATGCCTTTCGGCACAACCAAAGCATAGCATGAAAAAAGGACCCGGAGGCCCTTAGTCGTAATATTCGGTTACAACCCAAAGAATGAGTTGATGACGGGAGGCCCCTCTACGTGGACGTGAGGCCCTCTAGAAAGCCTTCCCGTGGAACCGCACTGAGAGACAACCTGGCCGGCCTGATAGAAGCCGTCGACGCCTTTGTAGTGCAAATGGCTAATGGAGATGGTGCCGACAAAAGTCTCCTGAGTAAAAACCCATCCCATGTCACGGCTCCAGTGAAATCTCCCGTAACCATTCCCCATGGCGCGAACCTCGGAACCAAGCAAGCAGGCCTGGTCGATTCCTTGATGGTGCGGGGATGGCTCCTGAATGACGGGGCCTGTGACTGGGAGGATGATCATCGGGCTAGTCTGGTAGTGTTTGGCAGTCGTTGGTACTCAACGGGATAAGTTTGATCGAAGATGCGGTTGGCGTCGAACTCGTCAACACCCTTGATAGTCGTGCAAACAACGAAGTCGCTGCCCTTGAGCTTGTAGAACACGAGGTAGTTGAGTTCACGTTGGCGACCAAAAAGGAACTTAAACATCGTAAATTTTTGCTTCAGGGCGAGAAGGGTTTTCTTGGATGAAGGCTTCAAAGGCCTTCGTGGACTGATCTTTGTCACAGGGACAATCCTTGTTTTCGCAGTCAGGGTTGTTGCAGGTCATGATTACCAAATCGTAAAGGGGACTTGAATACCAAGACCGGTATGGTGCGGCTTGGTCGGATCGGACGGTGGCTTAACCAGGATCTCAAAGTCCCCGAAGACTGGGACCCCGTCGACCGCTGAACTCGGGATTTCCTGGATAAAGGCCGGCGGGGGTGGTAGATCGTTCACCGCCCCTGACCTCTATACTTCTTGGATCCCTTGAGCGAGCCACGCTTGCGCTTGCCATCACCAATCGAAGTCTTCTTGCCGAAGTCTCCAAGCTTGTGGCCGTCGCGGGCGTAGGAGGCGCCTTTCTTGCGGATTGCGCTGTAGCTCATAGTTGCTCTCTCTCCCAGATGGGGATGAATTTGAACGGTGGGACCGGCCACCCAAGGGCGCCGAAGTCCTTCTTCAGTTTACGATGCATGGTCCAAGCGCACCAGAACATTTTTGCATTAACGTAATGAAGCTTGATCTGGGCCTCGACCCAGAGAGGCAGCAGGAGGGCATCCTTAGGGAACAGGATCACGAGAGCCGCCAGAAAGGCGTAGATGTAGAGGTGGGTCATACAGGGTCGTCTGCGAGGTTGTGAATGGTATAGCCAAAGGCCTCGGCGAGACCCAAGTGCTCCAGTGAGTAGATTAGCGCATCAACCTGAGTAGAAATGTCCAGGTCGTTACAGTAATCAGGATGCCCAACTACGATTTGCTTGGCGCCGTGACGGGGGCGGGCGACCCATTTGTCGCGGGAGTTGATGTTATAAAGCCAGCGAATCTCTTCGCATAACTTGGTGGCTTCAGGGTTTTTGAAGACTTTGGTCATTACCAGCTTGGATCATGGTATGTGCGTACTATTTCAACGCACTGTGGTAAGAGTTCGCGGGCCGTCAAGGTGGCATGGCACATTGAATATGCCTTGATGTACAGCTCGCGACGAGTGCCGTTCCCATCTTGGTAAACGACGGTGAAATCCTTAGTCATAAGAGGATCTCCTGGGTACTGGCCTATCATAGGGCTCTGCCCGCATTTAGCGCAACCGTAGCTTGATGCATCGTAATATGAGCACGGTTCCCGCCAATGCCGCTGTAGTAGCTGTAGGGGCCTCTGTAAGCCACGGAAGCCCACTCCTTGGCCAGGGAGTCCAGAGCGTACTGTAAGGAGCCTCCACCGAGCAGGTAGCGGCCAATCTGTGGACGCTTATGACTCAGTAGCGTGCAGAACAGCTTGTTTTGAACTTCATTGGTAAATTTCTCGGACCAGGCGACCTTCGACCACTTGACAGCCAGCTTCATGGTGGTAGGGATCAGCTGATAGCGGCCAACGGCGTATACGCTGCCCCGTTGAAGCCAGAGCACCTCTTCAATTGTCATCTGGTGGAACTCTCTACCAGTAATGCTCTTGATGCCTCCAGGAGTGTCTCCTGCACGGCCCCTGTTGACTGAGTTCCAAGTGCCTTCCCCTTTGGCGATCAGGTCAGCGATGGGCTGGCAGCGCTCTTCAAAAGTAGCCAATTGGACCTCCTGGGTTGGTGGCGGAAGAGATGGAGTCGAATGCGCCGTATTGAGAGGAAACAGCGCAGCGGTGGCAACTGTTGTTAGTCGATAAAACATTAAAGATCTCGGTAACCGACAAACACGGCAGGGGCTATACGCAAAAACCCAGGCAGGGCCTGGGCTTGGTGTAGCGTATCGTGCTCTCGGGTGGTCTAGCTGACTCGGATAGACCGTGCCAGCTCTGTGAAACCGCCTATTAGGTTTCCTTCGGCAACGATAGCCGGATAAGTGGGCCAATCTGGGTGTTTTTGTGACACTTCTTCATAATTGGCGCCCATTTTATCCAGAAGGAGTTTGGCACGCGAGCACCAAGGGCAGTCTTCGCGGGTGTAAACGGTGTAGGTCATTGCTGAGTAATTCGGTCGATGGCTTGTTTTGCTTTTTTCGGCGTTGGCCAAAGGCCCAGCCAGACGACTGTGCCCTTGATTTTTGCCGTTGCTAGGTAGAGTACCTCGCCAGAGGACATGGTTCTAGGAAAGACGCCGGCAGGTAGTTCATCCATGGCGCATGTCGGCGATACCGGACAACTTGGACTGAGGGACAAAGTAGCAGGGGCGACCTGTCGACTCGCGCCAATATTCACTGCGCTTGCCATCTGAACCCAGAATACAGCCCCTGATACGCTTCTGAATCCCAGACCCCGTTACGAGGACATAGATGTGATCGTCTTTGTCCTCCTTGTGGAGCAATAAGCAGCCATTGTCCCTTCGTGTTGAACGAACCTGAATGTTGTCTCCCACATCTGCAGTAATGCTTTGCGGGTTGTTAGCATAAGGAATCCAGTTCACGCCAAAGGCTCTGGCCACCAACATTTCAGCAGCGCACGATTCGATGTCGTTCCCCCAGAGATCCTCCGCCAAAGCTCCGTAGGGCTCTGGCCGGTTGGCCCTAATAGCCGAGATACGACGCATGATCCCGGCTTGAGCCGCGAAATAAAGATCAGAAGTTGTTAATTGCATCATACAACCACACGAATAATCGTTTGAGGCTCGACAATAGCTTCGTGAGCCTTGTCCGCCGACCTTGCGTTGTAAGCTTCAAGTGCTGCGATGATATTGTAACCTTTAACCCCGTCGGTGTTCTGAAGGTCACACTTGATACCATCCAGTCCTTGGGGTGTGACAATGTGGATGTTCTGAGCGGCTTTTGAAACATAACCAAGAGCCTCTTCGGAATAAGCATTGCTGCCTACAAGGGATGCGTTACGGGAGATGTAGTCGGAGACCATTGAGCAATGGATGTGACCACAAAGAATGTGCGTAATGTTGATACCCTTGGCAGCATACTTGCCGATCATGGCCTGAACCTTCTTCTGGTCCGTGGCATTTACCTGATGACCATGAATGCCAAGGAAGGTCTGATTATGTATTTTAAATACCACCTCGTTGGCATTGAAATCATGGAAGCGAATGGTGCGATCGTCAATTTCGTCAAAAACTGCTTCCAGCATTTTGAAGATTGTAAAATCGTAGTTGTCGGTCGCTACGACATCAACCCAGCCCAGATCTTTCTTGACTCTTGATTCGTTACCTGCAACGCCGAAGCAGTCGACGAAAAAGTCATTCAACAGATCCATGAGGAACTGCTTGTACAGGTGCACAGCCAGCAGGGTGGCCTTGGCACGATTGGTGCTCATTGCGAGCAGCTCATCCAGGCGACGGTCGCTATTCATTAGATCGCCACCGAAAAAGACGACAACCTTCTGAACGCCCATAGGGGCCGCGTATTGCTTGACCTTCTGAGCAAGCAGCTGCAGGCGCTTGGCGGCAACCTCGAAGTCGAACCTGTTAGTGGGCAGGTTGACTAGTTCATTGAAATGATTATCAGAAAGGTGAACAACAACAACAGGGGATTCGGGATCAAGAGGCCCACTGCGACGAGGACAGCCAGCAAGTGAGTGTCCGACCTCCTGCAGAAGTCGCAGAATTTCCTGACTATAGCCCTCAACTGCATTTTCAATTCTTGCATGTTCGCGAAAAGCTTTATTTGCTATACGATTCCTATCAGCATAGGCCTGATTGGACTTTGCTAGGCGAGCATTCTCGCTAATGATCTCATGGTCGACGTCAGCTGCGTTGATTTCAGTCTTGATGTAGCCGCGCAGCTGGTTGGGTTTAGCGAGGTACGGATGGCGCTCAAACAGCGCTTCTGCGGCACCCAGATAGGATCCTTTTTCCAAGTAAAGCTGAGTTATCTCATCCCTGAGATGACTGATCGGCGTAAGGCTCATTGGGGTCCTCGAAGGGGTTATCATTCAGTATAAGGTCAAGATGAGCAAGAACGCCTTCGCTGTCATCGATGATAACATTTGGGCGGACCAGCGCTCGAAGCTGCTGCATGTAGTGGGGCTCAGCAACCACGACAATAGACATGACGCTGTGAGGGGTTAGGTCTACTGCAGAGTAAAGCTCAAGCTCTTGAAGCCTTAACCTCAGCCATCTTAGCGCAGGATTCTCAATCCTGTCAAGCAATGGTGCCAAACGCTCCCTGATCATGGGGCGATGAACGTAGATACGAAGCAGGCGACGCTCGGCAGCCAAGCGTGTTTCTTGGTAGTCACGAGGCGACCACTCAGTCTCCAGCGCATTAAAGTCGGTGTTACCCCATTGCTTTGCAAGCTTGTCAGCCTCCTTGTCGCTGGAGCTTAAGACTCTCGCGGCCTTGTCGATGTAGTGAGTACGAAGAGCCTTTGAGCGAAGAGAGTCGATCAGTTGACGCAGTTTTTCTTCTACGTCGGTAACCATGGCCGTGTTGCTCTTGTCCAGGGCGGCAGCCCAGACATCAATCACCCAGTCAAGCCAGGATGGAGCGGATGCCAGGTAGTGATAAAGATCCCCTCCTGAACGGATAACTTCGTCCGGGTCCTGCCCTGAAGGAAGGGATGCGACGTTGATGTTAACCTCACCAGCCGTAGCCATTGGACCGGCGGCACTAATGAAGTGCTCTGCGGCTTTCTGCCCGCCAGCGTCTCCGTCGAAGCAGAGGATGAAGTTCTTGGCTATACCAGAAAGTCGCTTTAGTACAGCCTTCTCAGGAACACCGGTACCTTGCAGGGCAACCACATTACGTATGCCGGCCTGCCACATGCTGACCACGTCAAGGTGGCCTTCGACAAATACTAGAGAGCCGGCCTCTCTGGCTGCTTCCCTGGCGCGATACTCGTTGAACACCAGCTGTTTTTTCTGGAACTGATCGCTGTCGGCGCTGTTCTTATACTTGCCCGGCTGGTCGCCACATGCTCGGCCAGTCCAGCCGACCAAGTAGTTTCGATGGTCTCGAATTGGAATCGTGATACGACCAGCAAAAAAACCACTTGGCGCAAATCCCAGCTGAAACTCTTTAGCCGCGGCCTTCGTAATGCCTCGGTCCTTAAGAATCTGCCGAATCCGACCAGCCCTTGAATCGTGCAGGTTCTCTTCGTAGCGCTTGTTTTCAGCTTCGTTCTTCTCCAGGGCTGCCATGAATGCAGCCTTACGACGGCGAGCCTCTTCCGGATCCTCGTCATCAGTCTCAAAGCGAACGCTAAGGATGTCAGCTGCAATCTCGGCAGCTTCCCTCCAGGTAATGCCCCTGCTTTGCTGTAGGTAGTCAATCACATCACCTCCCTGGCGGCAGACGTGGCAAAAGCAGAAGCCTTTGTCGTCGTTGACCGTAAGGGACGGGTTGGTGTCGTCGTGCCAAATGCACTGAGTCAAAAACTCCCGCCCAACCCGCTTCAGCTTGGCGCCAGAAGCTTCGATGACGGACGAGAGTGGGGCTGCCTTGATGGCCTGCAGGGAGCGGGGGGTTACTGCCATAGGTTCAGAACAAAGAAGGTTGGAACCGACCGTCGCCGACGTCTTCCCAGCCTTCTAACAGGCTAATGTCCACGTCCGACCAGTCCATCGTAGCACACCCAGCGGCAGATAGCACAGCATCGACGGCCTCCCTTGGGATCCTTCCGCCGTTTCCGTTGAGATACAGCTCAATCTTGTCCAGATGCTTCTGCAGGTCGCCCGAGAGCTTATTCAGAGCCATTTCAGCTTGGTCTAGGTACAGGCCAGCGAAATTGACTTCAGAGGGCTCCAGGGCCTCTGTAGGCGTTGCCTGATCCTTCAACTCCAGAGGAGGGCCAGAACAGACCTTGCGCACTTCCTGCCATTCCTGCAAGGTAATTCCGAGGTTGGCCGCGATTTCGATGTCGGTACTACCACGGTACAGCAGCTTACGCCCCTTCACCCAACGCTCTCGCATCTTGTGGCTCAGGCGCATGGAATAGGTACGGTCGCGCACCCAGTGCAGCAGCTCGCCGCGAATCGTGGGAACAGCAAGGCTAGAGAACTTCATGCTTTTGCCAGTCACAGGATGAGGCCTGCTGGCATCGTACCTGAACGCAGCCTTGCAAAGACCTTCGAATGCGACCGATTCAAGGATCGAGTACTCGATACCGGTTGAGCGCTGTATGCGCCACGCTTCTCGTCTGGCTAGGTTCAGGTTTTCAGTTGCTAGCTTTTGCTGTTCCTTGTCTAATTTAAACTTGGCTGGCTTTCTAGCCATGTTCACAAAACAGCTAGTTCCAGTCTACCAGGCTTGATACTTGGGAACATTTGGCAAAACCCTGTCACCACGCCCCCAGGTAACCGATGTCATTTGAGGAGCGGAGCGCTGGCTCATGTAGTTGATAGCCATCGTCAGGGCGTCAACCATGTCATCGTTCTTCGATGCGGGGAAAAGCGAGAATTCATTGATGAATGCATCGAGCCAAGGAGCAGAGGCCGGCAGGTAAACATTACCAGCCTCTACTAGTGGAACGATGCCGCTAGCCCTGGCCTCTTTGCTCTTATCTGGCTTGAAACCAATCAGACCAGGGACCTTCTTGGACATCATCTGATAAACAGCGTAGCCACTAGCAGCAAGCTCAATAACAGTGCCAGATAAAGCGTGTCGTCCATAAAGCCTTGCAATCATTGACATTGTACCGACAACGTCCAGCTTTTCTCGGACGAGATCGAGCACGTAAAACTGATTTCCTGCTTGTCCAACGACAATCCCAACGACATAGTCGCTCTTATTGGTAGCCGTAAAGGTAGCGTCGACCGCCAGCATGACACGCTGGAAGTCCGGCATAACAGTGTCGTGGCTGTAATATTGCCACCAGTCAGGAGCAAACATATTGCCACCTTCCGGTGCCGGCCTCTGCTGGTAGAGGGATGCGAAGTCGCGGGACCCAACTGCTTCTCTGATTCGCTCCAAATCGTCCACGTCGTAACGCTGGGGGCAAAGCGCCTGGCCCACCTCGGTACGCCAGTCCGGGATAACCTCACAATGGGCTGGGAGAATAGGACGGTCGTCCTCCTCCTCGTAAAGAGCTGGAAGATCCACGATAGCCCAGTTTTCACGGCCCTTCTCCGATACATTCATTTCGTTTTCCAGAAGCTGGCCAATCATGTCATTTTCAGACCATCGAGTCTGGATAACAACGATTGCACCAACCTGAGGCTCAAGACGGGTATAAAGGGTGGAGGTGTACCAGTCATTGAGCTTCTGCATCATTCGCGGGCTTTCCGCGTCTTCCCTGTTCTTAACCGGGTCGTCAATGATAAGTAGATGGCCCGAGCGACCAGTAATAGCACCACCAACACCAGCTGCCCAGAGGCCACCATTTCCTTCAGTTCCCCAGGCATTTACGGCTTGCGAAGATGGGTTAAGAAGTCCGCCGGCCTCTTTGTAATACTCTCTGGCCTTACGGGAGAAGCCTTCAGCGAGTTCTGCGCTGTAGGAACTAATGCCCACATACCGATCAGGGTGAGCAAGTAAATAAGCAGCAGGGAGAAGTTGACTCGCAAGCAGTGATTTGCCGTGTCTAGGCGGGACCTGAAGTATGAGTCGATTGCATTCTCCGTCGATAACCTTCTGGAGTTGCTCGATGAGTGTAGCATGGAATTTGTAGAACTTGTACTGAGGGAACACCTTTCGGATGAACTTCCACAGAACAACTTTATTGCCATTCTGCTGGCGTTCAGCCTTGCTAGCTTTTACCGCCTTGACAAGATCCTGTCCCTGGGCCGCCTTCGCCAGATAGTCTTTACCGAGTTTCTGAGCCATGTCATTCGTCGAGTGGGATTCCGTCAACATCGGTTACGTCTTCAACCGTAACCTGCTCCAGCTCGGTCTCAACGACCTGCATAAGCTCATTAACGCCAAGAGAGGTTGCCCAAGCTTGACGGCCCTGCTCGCTAATGTTGGCGGCAGCCCGCATTAAGCCGGAGATGAGTGCCATCGGGATGTCCTCCCCTTCGGCATCTGCTTTCTCGATTCTCTTCTGGATGATCCTCATCAGGTCATTGCTGACCTCGACAAACTTCTCCGCCTGCTCTTGCTGGGTGACACGAAACTTTTCAATATTTTCCTTGTGACGCTTCCTCTCCATTTTATTGGCATCTTTCAGCGCAAGCGCCATCTGCTTCTGATCCCACTTGGCAGCGCGACGTTGCCAGTTGAAGCGATCGGCGTAGACTTGAATTGTATCTTCAATCACGCCATGGATCTCCGCCACCGCCTTGTAAGAGCGGCCAGAACCTAAATGCATGTAGACCTGAAATGCCCGGAATTCCTTGTCCGTTTCGTGCCTGCCTGCTTCAGCGACCCTATACCCTCTCCTGAAGTTGTAAATCGGGCCTGGATTGTATGGCGGCTTTGCTTCCGACCAACTACTGGGATCACTTGACACAACTGGAATCTCTCCTGCGGGCTAGTATTCCAAGGCATAAAAAAAAAGGCCCGAAGGCCTAGAGTAAACTTATCAGTACGACGATCAAGAAAAAGAACGCCGTCATCAGAACAACATTGAAGAATCCAGTCAAAAATTCTTTCAGTGCTTCTTTGTCATCTTGAGTCATCGCTTAATCTCACTAATAGCTTTGACAAGATTCATAATAACATAAGTTTTATCAAGATACTCACCATTACGATCTATTGGTGGTGGATTAACATCAAAGATTTCATCCCACCAGTCGGCAATCACATCGTACAGAGTTGGTGATTTGGTAGAAGATGAAACTACACCTTGCTTGACTGCTTCTCTAAATGCTTCTTTCAATCCATCAGCAACTTGCTCCGATACTGGTTGTCCTATGTTATTTTCCCAGACATCAACATCCCAAGGAGATGAGATATTCTTTTCGGGTTTCCAGTTGAATCCATCGTATGTGGTGTCTAACCATGGAGCATCATCTTTATCAGGTAGATTGTGTTCAGTCATTGATTGTTCCCTCATAAGAGTAATTCACATACAGATTGTCACCACCAATGTTTAGGTGATACATTTTGCCGTTGTTGAGATAGATGCCCAACCATACTGCACGTCCTTCCTCCATGGTCTCGTAGTGTACCATCTTAACATCCTCCAGCACAAACTCGTCTGGGTTCTTTACAAATCGTGTCATTTCTCAAGTCCTGCGGCAGCAGGATTGAACTTTACACAGAACGTGATTTTATAACCTTCAACACACTCTTTTGACTTAAGCAATTCATATTTGCGTTCATCAATTTCTTTTTCAAGTTGTTGGAGTTCTTTGTAAGAGAGGTTGGTGAGGTCAGTCATCGGTTTGTTGTGTATGAGTGTATTATAGACCAAAAGGAGACCTTGTGGGGTCTCCTTGTGCCAGTTGTTCAGGTGTCCCACACCTGAACCTCAAAGGTAATCGTAGTCAATCCTGTAGTAAAAACACCCACACTATCACGATTAAAAGTTACAGAAGACACTTTTGCTTCTCCGTTTTTTATCTTTTCAGCAATCTGTA